TGCAATCAACTTGGTAGTACTACTGATAAGGCTGCTGCCGCAGCCCTGAGAGCGGTGAGTTCATGACAACGACATTTAGTGGACTTATAGAACGAGTCCTCGGGCAGATCCAGAGTTATGGGGCCCAGCAGGAAACCGCTACATGGATCAACCAAGTAGGCGGAATTGCCTCAACCTCTGCCACAGAATTCGTAGTCAATGAGACTGCCCAGATGGGTCGTGGCATCATCGAGGTTGGTTCTGAACTGATGTATGTAGATCGTACAGATAACCTAACCAAGCAGGTCTACCTTGCCCCTTGGGGTAGGGCTTTTAGAGGCACTACAGCCTCTACAGCAGCCAACGAGACCAAGGTGGTCATAGCCCCTCAATACCCACGCTTCATGGTTAAACAGGCTATTAACGACACAATTCAAGCTGTCTATCCAGAACTCTTTGGAGTAGGCACACACACTTTTAGTTTTAACTCAGCCGTTACTGCCTACTCACTTCCATCTACTGCCGACTATGTCCTCAATGTTAAGTGGCAGACTATTGGCTCAACCAAGGAATGGCTCAATGTCCGTAGGTATGACACAGACAAAACTGCCAACACCACAGTATTTGCCAATGGCAAGACCATCAATATCTTTGACATGATTGATCCGGGCAGAACTGTTCAGGTTATCTATGCCAAGGCTCCATCAGTTCTTTCTGCTGAGACTGACATCTATGAAACAGTAACTGGTCTTCCAGCATCTACTATTGATGTGATTACTTATGGAGCCATTGCTCGACTTATCGTTGGTTCAGATGCTGCACGAATCCCAAATCAGTCAGTAGAAGCAGACATGATGGATCAATCCAAGCCAATCGGTAGCGGTGCATCTGTTGCACGATTCTACCTTGGTCTATACCAGCAACGACTACAGCAAGAGGCTGCCCAGCTTCGAGATCTTTATCCACCCCGACTCCACTATACGAGGTAACCAATGGCCCAGAAAAGATATTACGCCTCAACAGCAAAACAGGCATCGCTATCAACAGGTATCGATAGTACTGTTCTATCGATCACGCTTGACCTAGTAACAGGTTTTCCAAGCAACTACCCTTATACCTTGGTTATTGATCCAGATACCAACAAAGAAGAACTTATCAAGGTAACTGCATCAGGTGGTGGAACCACCCTTACTGTAACTCGTGGAGAAGACAGCACAACAAATGTGGCTCACTCTGCTGGTGCAACGGTTCGCCATGTGGTTTCTGGTCAGGATTTCAACGAGTTTTCTGCTCACATTGGATCAGCCGCTACACCTACTAAGGCAGGTGTTCACGGAGTAACTGGTGATGTTGTCGGAACATCAGATGCACAAACACTTTCAGCCAAGATTCTATCCGGTGCAGTTATTGCAACTGGTGGCATTCAGTTTGAAGGTGCAACCGATGATACTTTTGAAACTACCCTTACAGTTACAGACCCAACAGCAGATCGAACAATCACTCTTCCCAATGCCACAGGCACAGTAACTCTTGACGGAGTTGCATCAACCCTTACATCTAAGATAATCACAAGCGGAACATTAGGTTCTGATCTTGCTGCCGGAACCTACAAAATCACAGGTCTTGGAACTCCATCTGCTAATACAGATGCAGCAACTAAGTCTTATGTGGATACAGCAGTAGCCAATGTGGTTGCTTCTGCTCCGGGAACTCTTGATACTCTTGATGAGTTAGCAGCAGCACTTGGTGATGATCCTAACTTTGCTACAACTGTAGCCACATCTATAGGAGCCAAGGTTGCCAAGGCTGGCGACTCTATGACTGGTGCTTTGTCGATGGGTAATAACAAGATTACAGATCTTGCTACACCTACTGCATCTACAGATGCAACTAATAAGTCTTACATCGATACTCTTTATGGATCGACTACATCAGCAGCGGCTAGTGCAACATCTGCTTCTAACTCTGCTACAGCAGCTTCTACCTCAGCATCTAGTGCTTCGACTTCTGCTACTTCAGCCGCTACATCAGCAACCTCAGCAGCAACAAGTGCATCATCTGCTGCTACCTCAGCAAGTTCGGCAGCAACAAGTTATTCATCTCTAGTAGATGTTACAGGTGCAGGTCTTGTCCGTGATATGGGAACCATTGTAGATCCTGATACGACATCAACTACTTATATCAATATCTCTACTGTCGCTGCATCAGCAGCAACTTCAGCAACAAGTGCAGCAACCTCTGCTAGTTCAGCCTCAACTTCGGCGACATCAGCAGCGACATCTGCATCTAGTGCAAGCACATCAGCAACAAGTGCAGCAACATCAGCATCTTCTGCGGCCACTTCAGCCACCTCGGCGGCTAATAGTGCAACCACAGCAGCTTCCTATATTCCTTCTCAAACAGGGAATTCAGGATATTTCTTAACAACAAACGGAACAGCCGCTTCTTGGGCTTCCTTAGCAGATTGGGGAACGATCTAATGCCATTCGCATTCCAACGCCGTAGAGGAACTACGGCACAACACGCATCCTTTACAGGACTACTGGGCGAATTGACAGTAGATACTGATAAGGACACAGTAGTAGTACACGATGGATCCTTAGCAGGTGGATACCCTCTAGCTCGTGCAAAGGGTGGAACCCTTGAAGACACAGTAGTTCGAGGGTTAGAAGAAGATGTCAATGTTGTGGCTTCTGCTGCAACTGGCACAATCAACTTAAATGTTGAGACTGCTTCTATCTGGTATTACACATCCAACGCAACAGCAAACCATACTCTTAACATTCGATACAGTTCTAGCGTATCTCTTAATACCGCAATGGCTACTGGAGATGCTATAACAGTAGTGTGGCTTAATACCAATGGAACTACTGCCTACTATCCAAACACAATCCAGATTGATGGAACTACTGTAACCCCAAAGGTTCCAGCAGCAATCACGGCTGGTAACGCATCATCTATTGATGCTTACTCATTTACAATTATTAAGACAGCTTCTGCAACATTCACAGTTCTTGAGACACAAACCAAGTTTGCCTAATAAGGAGATCTAACAATGCCACTTATCAGTACATTAGCAGGAGGCTCAGCCAGAGGCTTGGGCGGTATGAGAACTTTTGGATCTGCTGCTTTTATTGTTGACTACTTAGTAGTAGCAGGCGGTGGTGCAGGTGGTGCTTCGGCGTTCTTACTTGGTGGTGGAGGTGCATCAGGTGGTGGTGGTGGTGCTGGTGGACTTCGTTCTACTGTAACTGCAACTGGTGGCGGTGGTTCTTTAGAAACTGCTTTAACTATGGCACCAAATACTTCATTTACCGTGACTGTTGGTGCTGGCGGTGCTGCAAATACTATAAATAGCGTAGAATCAACTGCTGGTAATAACTCAGTATTTTCAACTATTACATCTACTGGAGGCGGTTATGGTTCTAGTGCTAATAACCCTAATACTACTGGTACTGGTGGTAATGGTGGTTCAGGTGGTGGTGCCTCAGTAGATGGTTCAACTAATCGTTCAGGTGGAACGCCACAATCTAATCAAGGTTTTGCTGGCGGTAGTTCAACTGCTTCTGGTGCATATGGTGCAGGTGGTGGCGGTGGAGCAGGAGCGGTAGGCAGTAACGGTACATCAACTGTAGGTGGAAATGGTGGTAATGGTGTAGCCGTATCCATAACTGGTTCATCAGTTACTTACGCAGGTGGCGGTGGTGGTGGTACTTATTTAGATACTGATGTTGGTACTGGTGGTACAGGTGGCGGTGGTAACTCAACGCAGTCAGGTGGACTTGATGGAACTCAAAATCTTGGTGGCGGTGGTGGTGGTGGGTCTTATGCTAATAGCAGTCATACCCCGGGTGGCAATGGTGGTGCAGGAGTTGTAATAGCTCGATACGCTGGCACAGTACAACTAGCAACTGGTGGAACTGTAACTACATCAGGTGGCAACACAATCCACACATTTAACAATTCAGGATTCTTTTATACTGGAGTACCAACTGCTAAAGCAACAGGTGGAACAATAAATACCGATGGCGTTTATTGGTATCACGCATTTTATTCATCAGGAACATTTACTCCAAGCCAATCATTAACTGCTGACTACTTAGTAGTAGCAGGTGGCGGTGGTGGAGGTGCTGGTGCTGGTGACCACGGCGGTGGTGGTGGAGCAGGTGGTCTTCGATCAACTGTAACTGCAACTGGCGGTGGAGGATCCTTAGAAACTGCATTATCTTTAACTGCACAGGCTTATACCGTAACTGTTGGAGCAGGTGGTGCTGGAGCTGGTGTATATCCAGGAACTAATAAGTCAGTTAGTGGTAACAACTCAGTATTTTCTACTATTACATCTACTGGAGGTGGTAGGGGTTCTGGGTATGATAACGGTGGAGTATACGAGGCTCAGGGTGGTGGTTCAGGTGGAGCATCTCGTGATTTAAGTACTGCTGGTGGTACACCAACTGCAAATCAAGGTTATGTTGGAGGTAGAGGTGATGCTTCTGCTACATATTATTCAGGCGGTGGTGGTGGAGGTGCTGGTGCAGCAGGTAGTAATGGTAGTTCATCTACTGGTGTAGGTGGTGCTGGTGGTGCAGGTGTTGCAGTTTCTATTTCAGGCTCTTCATTTACTTACGCTGGCGGTGGTGGAGGTAATGGACAAATATCACAGGGTCGTGGTGGTGCTGGTGGTGGCGGTAATGGTGCTGGCCCGGGTTCTGGTAAGAACGGTTTAGTTAATACTGGCGGTGGTGGAGGTGGTGCTAGAGGTACAGGTAGTCCAACTACCCAACTTGGAGGTGCTGGTGGGTCAGGTATTGTTATTGTAAGATATGCAGTCTAATGAGAGGGTAATATGAGTAATGTAAGTAAAATTAAAGAAACTAAACCAACTCAATGTTTTAGCTATGAGGTTAATATGTTAGTTCATATTATAGCCGATAATGAAACAACTGCTAAAGCCCAGCTTGATGAAAAAGGTGGGATAGTTACAAAGCGAGATGTTAAATTAGTAAACACAGTAACTCTTTACGGAGAAGATAAGGATAAATAAATGGGTCACTATGCAAAAGTAGAAGATGGAATTGTCACACAAGTAATTGTGGCTGATGGGCCAGATTGGTGTGAGACAAACCTTGGCGGTGAATGGGTTCAGACCTCTTACAATACTATTGGTGGCGTTCACTCAGGTGGCAAGTTTCCAATTCATAAGAACTATGCTGGCGTTGGATACCACTTTGATGGTATTGGATTCTATGCACCACAACCTTATCCATCATGGACAAAGAACTCAAGCACTTATTTATGGGAAGCTCCTACCCCAATGCCTACTGATGGCAAGGTTTATGACTGGGATGAAGCAACAACATCTTGGATTGAAGTAACAGAATAGTTTGAAACAGGGGCAGTTTAGAAAGTGTCCTCGCCCAATGTCATAAGTAAGAACTTTCATAATTCCCCATAAGGAGACAGCGTGGTATTAAAGCAGTCTAAATCCCCGGATATTACGGAGACAGTCATTGTCGACCTCACAGGTCGAAGCTCTCAATACTACGATCCAAACACTTATGCCTTTGATGTGGCTATTGGTGGTCTGCCTTTCCTTTTGAATGTGAACGACACAACCCCATACCGTAGATCTACTGCCCGATGGAAGTATGAGCGTGTTGACCAAGCTCGTGAACCGGGTGAACAGACTCTTGACTCAGGTCTTTGGGTTAGATCTCAAACATCCTTTCACCTTGGTGAAGGTGTCCAGTATCAGGAAGCACTAGAAGGTAACGCAGAACAATTACGCTTCCGTTACTTTACAGGACAGGGCATTGACCCATGGACTCCCGGGCAGATCTCTTTACTTAAAGATACAACTAAAATTTATCCAGCAGCAACCAACTCATCTGGAAGAGTAATATCATTACCTGCCACTATTAGTGGCGTTGATTATGTATTGCACATTGATTGTGCAGCAGCAGGTAGCACAGCAGTTCGTGTTGCCAGAGTAACAGCAGGTGGCACATCCACATCACTCATCCTTGGATCTGCTTTATCTACTGAGATCTTAGCGGCAGAGACAGATGGAACTACACTCTATCTTGCCACCGCTACGTACATTTATGATTACGATCTAACTGCTGCAAGTCCAACACTTCATGCTCACTATCAAATCAATACTGCCAACGCTACCAGCGTTGTCTTACAGTATGTAAAGAACCGCATCATGGCTGGTGTTAGTTATGTAACTGGTACTACACCAGTAGCAGCAGTATATGAACTTCCTTTTGCTGGTGGTCATGGTGGATCACATACAAACCTTTCAACCATAACATCGATAGCTAATACAACTACCGTTCCAGTAGGTTGGATCTGGTCTGACATAGCTGAAGGTCGTGGTGCAATTTATGTGGCTGGTTATGCTGGAGATAAGTCTGCAATCTTTAAGATTGCCCCAGACTCAACTGGTGCCTTGGGTGCTGCCGTATCAGTAGCAGACATCCCTCGAGGCGAGACAGTTCGATCACTCTTTGGATACCTTGGAACCTACCTTGCTATCGGAACCTCTCGTGGTGTCCGTATTGCGGCTATTGCAGATGATGCAACTATCGTCTATGGCCCATTGATTTTTAATACAACCAATCCAATCCTTGGCTTTGCAGCTAGAGACTCTTACATCTATGCAGGTGTCAAGGCTGGTATCGGTGGTGCCTCTGGTATCTATCGTATCTACCTTGGACAACTACTAGATGATGGAACCTATCCATATGCAACAGACATCGTTGCTACTGGATCTACCGGATCAGTAGATGCCTTGGGATTCTTCCCTACATCAGCACAGTTATTTTTCTCTGTTCATTCAAGCGGAACATATTTACAACACGCAACTAATCTAGTTGCTGAAGGAACACTCCAGACAGCTATCGTTAACTGGGGAACATTAGAAAAGAAAGCATGGAAGCGTGTCCGTGTTGAGACCGGAACCCTTTCTGGAAACATTGAAATCTATGCAGATGCCAATGAAGGTCGTACTCAGATCACAACCCTGACTACTGGCAATGCATACAATACAGATTTCGATCTATCTGGTGCTTACGCATCAACTCAGGTCAATGGACAGTTAGCCTTTACTTTGTATCGCAATGCAGATAATGCAGCTACTGGTGCAATCATGAGGGGTTATGCCATCAAGGCTATCCCTAGCCCTACTAGATCACGCCTTATCCAACTCCCATTGATGTGTTATGACTTTGAATCAGACCGCCGTAACACTCGTTTCGGAACTTTAGGCGGAGCTAAGTTTCGTCTATCAGCTTTAGAGACTGTTGAATCAGATGGTGCAACGGTTCTCGTTCAAGACTTTACATCCGGTGAAAACTTCGATGCTGTTATCGAAGAGATTGCCTTTACAAGAATGACCCCACCATCTGGAAACAATGAGAACTTCGGTGGAATCATTACCATTACTATGAGAACGGTAGTCTGATGTCGGCTATGGACTGGGCAGCATTTACAGTATCTATCCTTGCAATCATTGGCGGCTTTGCTGCTGGTATTCGATGGA